AGCTACTGAGGGCTATAGCATGTTAGTGGGCGATAGTCTGAGGGAATGTTAAAGCACTGACTGTGATGGAAGAAACTGTAGTGAATGAGCTTTTGGACGCGGGTTCGACTCCCGCCAGCTCCACTAAATGAGTCTGAGGCGAACACCACGCGGATCCTTTATTTCCGCGGTGTTGTGAGTTTTGTCTTTAACTGGAAAGTGTTCGCCGAGCACTAAAAAACACCCAGCAGGTGATGGTCCTGCTGGGCTTTTTTGTTTTATCGTTTGTGATTATTCACGAGGCGTCGCGTCGGACGCTTCGGCTGCGAGTTGCTGGACTGCAGTGGATGCGACAGTTGCCGCCACACTGGCAGCAGTGGTCGCTGCTTCAACTGTGTGATCCGCCTCCGGCTTTTCTGTTTTATTCGCTCGGACTTCTTTCTCGATGCGAGTCTCTAACCATTTATCAAAATCTCCATAGGTTGCTGAGATCATTGCCTTGACCTCGTCTGTGATCAATTCTCTCGCGCGTTCCGCAGCTTTTTCAAACGCAGCCTGCTGTGCTTCTTTAGTGAATGTGCCGCCACGTTTCAATGCGTCCACATACGTCTGCATGACATAGAGGACGGACTGCTCAACGGTGTCGATGGCATCCAAAACAATATCTTTGACAGTCTGGTTTTGGATGTTCTCAGCCTTTGCCTTCATGTAGGAGACCGCAACAGAGAGAAGATAGGCGATAAGTGGCAAAAGGATCAAAACGATAACGATGCCGATGATCTGGTTTATGTTCATAGTGTACCTCCTTAGCAGTGAGAGAGCTGAGAAGGCTCAGCCCATCCAATACGAGCGCCGCCTTTTTTGTCAGCCACGCCGATGTAATATTTGTAAATTTTGGAGCTCACAAGCCCGACAACGTACATTGTGGAGCCGTCTCTGTTTGCGTCGCCTCCGGATCCGTTACCGTAACAATGAACCGATCCTCTGACTTTTACCTTATCGCCCACCGAGAACGAAGCAGAGGCAGCAGGGGCAGCTTGAGAAGTTTCTCCGATGTCTTTGGCGTCTACCCAGCCATAAACCGTAGAGCCGCCGCCTTTTTCAGCAATAAGGTGATACGGATGCTTGCCCTTTTCAAATACTGCAGTAATCTTGGCTGTGCCTGCCTTGCAGCTCACGCCGTTGGATGAGTCTGAGCTTTTGTAATGAGTTGAGCCGGTAAATTTTACAATATCCCCAGCCTTATACTTCAATGTTGCCGGTTTTTCTGTGTGGCTCTCTGATGTTGCTTTGCTTGCATAATTAGGCAAGCCGTAGCCTCTGATGTATTTGCCATTGACCTGGATCTCTCTGGTACCGACTGCGTTGCTCTTGTTGCCTTCGATAATTGTGATCGTGCTGCCAGATACATGGTCGACTACACCGACATGATCAGAGGATCCGCGGTTGTCGCCGATGCCGTTGTCGTCCCAGTCGTAAAAAATAACATCGCCAGGGCTCGGTCTGTATGCGTCGTTTTCCTCCCATCTACCTAATTTCTGGTAGAGTTTGATCATTGCATCGCATCCGCACTCTGTTGGCATGATGTCAGTCAATCCGCAGGCGATGGATGCAGCCGACACCGTTGTAGCGCACCATGCGTCTGTGTATTTGACGGCATAGCCTCGCGCGAGAGGCTTGTGGCTGTTGTATAGGTCAATGATCTTTTTGTGTGATCCGTCGCTTTCCTTGCAGCCGATCCAGCTGCGCATCTTTTCAACGACTTTCTGTCTAATCTGTTCTGTTGTCATAGTCTGCCTCACTTTCTTCCGGATCATCATCCGGATGTTTTTGATCTTTTAGTTTCTTCCGTCTCACAATGTCGAGTTTGATCTGGTTCTCGGCCTTTGCTTTCCAAAAGTAAAAGCCGGTAGCTGCAGACAACTCTGTGAATATCCCCGGCACAATGTACGCCAGGGCGGAAGTGTCTCCAGTCTCAAACATGAGCTTGAAAGACAGTACGACAATAACAACCGTGGCGATTGCCACGGCTTTGAGTATTGTCTTTGAAAATTCTGGGCGTTTACGTCTCATTTGTCCGTCCCCTTTCCACTGTGATGTTGTGCTCGCGCTGCAAGTGCTCGTCGATGCGATTGTGCGCCGACTTGGCGGACTCGTGGGCTCTACCGGCTGTGTTGCTGATAATGCTCATTTGATTGCTGATCTCGTCGATGCGCCCCTCGAGCCTTTGAACGTCTCGATTGAGCTGGGTTTCAATGCGCTGCACACTTTCCTTGATGTAGCTGATGTCTGTCTCCAGCGCTCCGGCGCTTTTCCCATGCCAGATTTTTGCCTTGTTGTATTTGTCTTGGATGTTTTGAATTGCCACGGCGTTCCTCCTATACAATCTGGCCGACTATGTCACGGATCATTGATGTGCCGGAGTCTGCTGCCACATTTGCGCGTTTTGTTGCTCCGTTTGAAAATGTAGCGGTTACAATTTCGGTTGTTTCATCAAGTGTCAGGTCGATCAAGTCGCTGAGGTTTCTGGTTGCCTGGAGCACTGGGAGCAGCAGGGCAACTATTTCCTTTTTGTTTTCCATGTGTGGGCTCCTTTCTGTTTTCCAGTCAATCGGAAAACTTGTTATTATAATATTCCAGTCGACTGGAATTGTCAAGCGGTTTTTTGTTATTTTTTCCGATGTATTGGAAAGGTGTTGCATATTTCCTCTTTTTCCGATATAATGGAAAAGTAGCAAGGAGGTGAGAACATTGACGGAAAAACTCAGACAATGGCTTAGCGAGAACGGGCTCAATGCCTTAGATCTTGCGAAAATGTCGGGAGTTCCGAAGTCGACAGTTTACAATATAGTAAACGGAGAGGTCGACACTATGAAGGTCAGCGTCACACACGCCTTGAAAATTTCAGAAGCGTGTGGCATCCCAGTCGAGGAGTTGTATGGTCGAAAAATAAAGCCGGAGCCCACACCTCAGGTGAAGGCCATCGCAAAAGACGAGATCGAGCTGCTCGATGCTTGGCGCAATGCCAGCAACGAGGCAAAGACTTCGGCGCTTATGGTATTGAAAAGCAATCCGGCGCCGGTAGTCAAAAAAGAAACGGCCGGGTGATAGAGGTTGATTTCACTCGGTACAGAAGGGGCCCGCACAAATAGCGGGCTCGCTTTTGTATAGAATTTCAGCGAAGGAGGTCTTTTATCATGGGAATGAGATTTAGAAAGAGTAAGAAGATCGCGCCAGGCGTGCGAGTAAATTTGAACGCAAAAAGCGCAAGCATATCCATCGGCCCGAAGGGGTTCAAGAAAACATTCAGCACAAGCGGAAGGACAACGACCACGGTCGGGATCCCCGGCACTGGGTTGTCATATTCCACAAGTAAAAAGATGGGAGCTCCGACTGCTGCCGCGTCAGCTGATCCGATCGTGCCAGAGGTAGCTGTGCCGGTTCGCTCTCAGAAAAGCAAGGGCGTCGCACTGGTTCTTTGTGTGCTGCTTGGATATATGGGGATCCACCGCTTTTATGTTGGAAAGATAGGCACCGGCATCCTTTGGTTGTTGACTCTTGGATGTTTCGGGATCGGCTGGATCGTCGACATTGTGATGCTCTGCTGCAATAAGTTCGCAGACAAGAGCGGTGCCATCATCGGTTTGCCAGAAACGAGGTGATCCGGATGGCAAAAAGGATACCAGCGGCAGCGTCGGATTGTGATGGAATGATCGGCGTCATTTATGCCAGGTACTCAAGCCACTCCCAGAGAGAGGAGTCAATCGAGGATCAGCTGCGTGAGTGTCACGAGTTCGCTGCTCGTAACAACATAAAGATTATTGCAGAATATACGGACTCAGCTCTCACCGGAAGAACAGACAGCCGTCCAGACTTCCAGAAAATGATCAGGGACTCAGCTCGTGGCAAGTTCCAGGTCGTTGTCACTTACAAGGTGGATCGTTTCGCCCGCGACAGATATGACAGCGCCATATATAAGGCGAAGCTCAGAAAGAACGGCGTCCGCGTTCTGTATGCAAAAGAGACGATACCGGACGGACCTGAGGGCATCATCCTGGAGTCAGTTCTCGAGGGATATGCTGAGTATTACAGCGCGGCGCTTTCCCAGAACATCCTCAGAGGGTTGGAAGGCAATGCCATGAAATGCAAGACCAACGGCGTCCAAGTGCTTGGGTATTGCACCGGAGAAGATGGTTGTTATGAGATTGATCCAGATTATGCCAGCGTTGTGCTGAGTATATTCCAGAAGTATGATGCAGGCGTTCCACAGAAAGAGATCATCGATGACCTAAACGCCAGAGGCTTCCGAACAACGCGAGGCTTTGCCTTTAACAAAAACAGTGTGACCAGGATCCTGAGGAACCGGAAGTATATCGGCGAGTATTCCTGGGGCGATGTTACTGTTCCGGGCGGTATGCCGCAGATCGTCCCGCTGCCATTGTTTGACAGTGTGCAGCGCAAGCTCGACCGGGGATCCAGAGCTCCGGCACACAAATGGAAGGTCGCGGACTACATCCTCACCTCGAAACTGTTCTGTGGTCACTGCGGCGAGCTGATGGTCGGCAGAGCTGGCACCGGCAAGTCTGGCAAGAAATACGACTATTATGCCTGCGTAAACCGAACCAGGCGGCACGGTTGCGATAAAAAGCCGGTAAAAAAGGAATGGATTGAGGATATTGTTGTAAAATATACGAAAGAGGTCGTGCTTGCTGAGGATATGATCGAGCAGATCGCTGACGGAGTGATGGACTTTCTGGAGAGAGAAAAGAAAAGTAACGGAGAGCTGGATGCTCTGGAGGCAAGTCTCAGGAGTGTGGAGAGTTCGATCAGGAACATGATGCAGGCAATCGAGCAGGGCATCATCACGAAAAGCACGAAGCAGAGGCTCATGGAGCTTGAGGAGCAGCGGGATCAGATTAGTGCTGCAATAGCAAGAGAGAAGATAGCAACGCCAGACATAGAGCGTGACCAGATTGTGTATTTTCTGGAGAGGTTCAAAGAGGGCAGTCTTGACGATCCCGATTATCGCACGAAGCTGGTGGAGGCGTTTGTCTCGTCTGTTTATCTCTGGGATGATGGTCGGATTGTGATCAACTACAATTACACCGGCGAAAACAATCAGCTGACGCTCAGGCAGATCGAGCAGGAACTTGTTGACATGGATGGTGCAGAGGGTTCGCCTTTGGACTCGTCTGCTCCACTAATTTTCATAAGGAGGGGACCCGCCGAAGGTGGGAGGAATCCTTGTGAATAAATTTTTCTTGCATAATGTAATTGATTATGTTATATTGAATGAGTTGTGAAAAAAATGATGGTCCTCTGTGCCGTTTACAAGAGTGTGGCAGTAAGAACATCAAAATATTAAGGAGGTCACACAAATGAACAGCGATTACATTAAGAATCTTGAAGCTTCA